AGTAGCGGCGTTTTCAGCGGCTGTTTCAGTAACAGGGCAGTTAGTAGAAACATAGATTTGGATACCGTAAAGTGATCCAATGTTTCCATTTGCTACAGGCTGTCCAGATACGAAGTCTGAAGAGTTGTAACGATCAATACCACGAATAGTCTGAACGACTGAAGGTGGTACAACGAGGAAACGATTATCCATAGGAACATCGTTGTCGTCTAACTGCTTGACAGCGGCGCGGAAACCTGCGTCTGAGAAGATATCAGCAGGAACTACAGTGTCTACTGCATAGGCTGTGAGACCTGTAGAAGCATCCATGTAGAATGAGTTGCTGTGAATCCAGTCAGAACCAGAACCGTTGTCGTCACCAAGACGCTTGCCAAGTGTAAAGAGGTCAGTATCGACCTGCTTTGCAAGAGCATAACCTGCGTCTGAAGTGTAGAACTGACGCATAGAAGCAAGAGCCTGTACATCAGTAATGTCTTCAATTAAACGTGAGTACTCGTAATGCTTGTCTACTGTGACTTGCACTTCTGACTCAGTTGCCGCAATCAGGGTGACCTGAGATTCAGCAGTCTTAGCAGATGCATCGCCACGAGTAGGCTTAGGGATATGAAGTGTATCGCCTTTCTTGCCAGTCATAGGCATGCGGTTTACAAGATTGGCAAGTACGAGTGATTTCTCGTATGCCGCTACAATTTCATCACTCCAAATTTCTGGGATGAAAGTAGCCCCAGTAGTATTGGTGACGTGGTTAGTACCAAGTGCCATGTTAAATTCTCCTTAACACTATTTGACACGACCCTCTTGGTAAGCAAGCATAATTTCATCTGAGAGTGCTTGATAACGCTTAGGGTCTGTTTGCATTAGTTTAATAATATCAGCACGTCGATAGATTTTACGACTCGGAGATTCACCTGAACCTTTAGCGTTACCAGTTGAGGCAGATTTTAACTGACGTTTACGATCTGTCTCTTGCATCTGAGCAGTTTCTTTTACAATGTTCTGACGTTCTTTCCACGATGTGAGAAGTTCATCAGCCGCATCAAAATCAAACTTCTGATCTGCGCGTTGGTAAAGCTCTGTACGAACTTTTGATTTAGTTACCCATTCCCCAAACTTGTCATCTTTAATAATCTGTTGAAAATCAGGATGAGAAGATTGTAATTTGTTGAGGATCTCCTGTTGCTTCATAGAGCGAGTAAGTTCTTCAACTTCTTTTAATTTAGGATGCGTAGCAAATTTTTGTTCAATATACTTGTCAGGATCATCAAAGATGTCAATATCTTCGACAGTTTCTTGTTGTGGGCTTTTGGCTTCTATTTGAGTCTTAACGAAATCATCAACTAATTTTCGGAGTTCTCCAACTTCTGAAGATTGCTTGCCTAAAAGTTTTTCAGCTTCTTGATGCATCCGAACAACATCTTTGATATCCTTACCTTGATATTTTTCAGGAATGTCATCTTCAGCTTCTTGTATTTCTTCAGGCTCTGCAGGTTGCGCCTCTTCAGGCATCTGCTCTTCATCTTCAATTGGGGAGTATTCTTCGCCTTCTTCTAGTTCTTCGGGACTCGTATCTAAAAAACGTGCCATATTTTTAAACTCCGCGCCGTAGCGTTATGGAAGTGATTATTTATGTGCGGCTCTCTCGTGATCCTTAGCCCACTTATCGTCAGCATCGGGCCATCCAACGCCTTTGAAATGTGAGGATACACTTGAGATTATCCGTACTGCTGTGTGACCACACTCGTAACAGGTTGCTAATGTTTCATCAGCTTCTACCCATTGCTCTTCTACGTGACCACATTGTGTGCATTTAAAATCATATCGCCTAAGCATCCTCAGACTCCATGTCAAATGCATTTTTTATTCCAGTTTCAAATCTAACAATACTTAAAAAAGCAGAGCGTTGACCTTGTAACCAAAATAATTCTTTTTCACTCTTAATGTCTTCAATCTGTTGACTATCAAGAGTTGCTTGAGCTTCTTCTACAAATTGTTTCCAACCCGGATGTAGAAACA